GATTCTGTTTTTGAGAACGCTGAGCCACTTGTGGTTACGCTAGTATCTGTCTGAATCATCGCTGGAACGCCATTAGTTAACGAACCAACATTGATACCACCAATCTTTCCTGATGTTGTAGTATCTCCTACAGTCACCGATGGTGTAATATTATTTCCACTAAGACTATATGTAGTTCCTACTTTATTGGTTACTACATAAGGCATATCTACAGTAATTTGTGCAGAAGTTACAAATTCCTGTTTTATGTCGGCAAAGGCAGCCGATGGTAAAAATAAAAGTAAAGCAAATAGTTTTTTCATTTAATACCTACTTTAGAGTTCTTGTTATCTACTATAGTATCTTTTTTCTTTTTTATCTGAAATCCTAGCGAAGCTGTCGAGGCACTGAAGATGCTGGCTATGAAAGTTGGATCGAAGTCTACTATTTTTTTACCAGAGGGAGGCTCATAATAAGAGAGGCTCAATAGTGTAGCAGACCACAGCAGGACACAAACTTTAACAATGGTTTCAACTTTACTTGGCTCTTGATCTTCCATAGAAGTGCAAACTCTTGTCTAATACTAGCATTTTAGCTATGTTTGGGAAGTAACACATATTTATTTCATGTATAAGATTCTAAAACCAATCTTAATGACCTTTTTAACAACAACTGCTGTTAAGAGATTAGTCGTAGATTTATTAAAATCAATTGCAAAACAAACTACAAATACACTCGATGATAAAGCAGTTGAAATTTTAGAGCAACAGCTTTTTCCTACAACATGAAAATTACAAAATTTCTGAACATTGATATAGAACCAGCACCTCCAGAAATGGAATTACAGGTTGAAATGCAATGTAGAGAGATTATGCAAGCAAATGATTTAGACAATGTAAAAAGATATTGTACACATTTACTTAGAAAAAAATTTGATCAAGATGTTTTTATGGCTTCTTTGTTAAATAGACTTATAGAGCTAGAAGCAAATAGAGTCGTTGAACAAATGAGAAAAGAAAAAAGAAAACCAACTAACCCTATTAAGAAGTTTTTTCGTATTCCTTAAGTTCTTCATCTGTAAAATCTCTAATTAATAAATTATCAATTTTATCAATTTCATAATTAAATTTAAGTACGGCAGTTCTGATATGTTCTGTAACCCAACGACCTTGATCATAAATTACTTGTGCTTTTCCATTATCTTTTATAAAAACATAATGATCCTGTCCTTTCATTTGAATTTCTAAAAAGTTTTTTTCTAAGTTTTTACGTCTTATCTCTTTAAGTTTTCGTAACTTAAGAATAGATTTTCTAACTGGTTTCATTTGAAGTAAAGATCATGAACACGTTGAAGTGGGATTGCAGCTACAGCTGGAACAATACTATTGCCTAGGGCTTGAGTTCTGTCCACCCGATTGGATAACCCATAACTTCCTCTAGGAAGTATGGGCTTACTGACATATGATCGCCAGTCTGGGTCAAGACGTCTGGTATGTTTCGCTGACCATATTCCTGATTCCATTTTACTGAGGATCTTCCTTTGTAATCCCTCGCTGTTGGAGTTGGTAACAGTTGCAACGCACCACCACCTCGAACGTCTGTGGGCTGCTCCCAATGAACTTGCAGATATAATTGACCATTCTGCATCGTACCCTGCTTCGGAAAGCTCTCCGAGAACAATGTCCAATCCGTTATTAAGGATCGCTGCCACGTTTTCCATGACAACGAATTTTGGTCGTACCAAGCGTATGACTCTGATGAGTTCGTAAAATAAACCTGATCGGGATTGTTTTGTGATTCCTGCTCTTTTTCCTGCCACGGATAAATCTTGACATGGAAATCCTCCTGTGATGACATCATACTGTCCAGGGTAAGCTGTGAAGGTTTTGATATCGTCATGGCAGGGAACTTTTGGAAAATGTTTTTTTAAAACTTTTTGACAGAAGGGATCAATCTCAACAAATTGAGTGGTTTCAAATCCTCCGACAAGTTCATGTGCAGCATAAGAGAAACCACCGATACCTGCAAAAGTATC